CCGCAATCAAGTCTTTCAAAGAACTTGTGGCGCCCTCCTTAAGCGTCATATATTTTTCCCTAATTATAAACTGAACCCGTAGGACTCTTGCTATTTCGCGCAAGAGCGACCATTTATAATTATTTGAGTAACCAACTCAGGAAGAAGTCTACCTAACCCGCGACCAATTAAACGCGGGGGTGCAAATAAGCTGCACCAAACTTTTACCATTCTTTATGAAGGTTTAATCTTAACTATACTCGTTATAGGATCTCCCACATCACCAGGCCAAGCGAGTCCAAGCTGTATAGAACTCTTTGTAGTAAATGCAGTACCGACTCCAGCAGAAGTATAAGAATACCAGGAGCCATCATCACCCCACACAAGCACAAACGGATTGGAAGTATTAGCTGGTGTAGAAATAAAGATGACGGCATGAGAATTGTCAAAACGAATTGCTTTGTCAGCAGCAGGATCAGTGATTATATAACCTTTAAAAGGAACATAACACTGGTAAGCATCAAGGCCAACTGTATAAATACAAGAAAACAACAACAGTTCAACTAACCCAGTATCTGGAATAGCAGCACATGTTGGAGATCCAGGCAAAGCAGGCAAATTTTTAGAATCAGTCCTAGTTAAACCTACATCCACCATAGAAGGCCATTGCCATAAGTGCCAATTGTTATCAGTTGGATTCCATATCCAAGCTAGATTACCAGCACTTCCAGGCACGGGACTATACACAACAGCTTTAGCAGGATCAAAACCAAAATTGGTCCCATCATAAGTCATGAAACCAAAGAATGGCTTTCGATCACCATCTATTATGCCGTAATATCCGTTAATTATAGTATTAACAGCAGGGTCCAAACCCTTTAGGAACATTCCATTATAATCATCTCCAGCAGCGGTGTAAATTTGGATTATACCAGTGGTTGACGTATTATTTTTATCATAAAGAGATAACTGTACATCAGGCCAGGGAAAGTGATTTAAACACCTTCGTCTGGGATAATAATAAGGTATAGTAACTTCAGCCACATTACTCATGCTACCAGTAAAAATCTGAACTGCATTAGTATAAACTATGGCATTAAATGTATCGGGCGTAGCTAATTCAATTTTTAAGATCAAATGTCTAGGAAAAACTAACTTTAATCGAATTGAACCAGACCTACCATAATACATTGAATTAATCCATGCAAAGGCTGAAGAGCCTAACACCCCTTTGGGTGTTAGAATACCATTACCATCTAAAGTTATTTCGTTTGCAAAAGTAAATCTCTTAGCAAGAGATCGCAAATTTGTAAACGTTTCACCCATACAGTACTGCTCCATAGATTGAGGCTTATAAGGGATAAGATCATCAGTAGGAATAGGGGCACCATTCCCAGAACAATCACTGCTCTGAGCTCTTGGTCGGTTTTTACACTTAACTCTTTTAATTCCAAACATACAAAAGCATCTAGCACAGTGTCTGCATCTACAAGAATCCAGATCTTCTACATCGATTAGATTATCTCTATCGAAATCCTCATCAATAACTGACTGAGCCTTAGCGCTAAACACAATTGGATTTTGATCTTCCCATTGAGTTGTCTGCAGAGGCAGACCCAATTGACAATCTCGATAAGATTCATACACAACAATATCCAACTCAGCATTAACTGTTTCAGCAGCCACTATATCATTAAACGTTGATAAAACTATTTGACCTGGCATATCATAATCAAAAGGAGATAAGTCCATCCAAGGAATTGTAAATACGAATCGATCTTGTACGGATAAATCAACAATCTTAGAATAAACCGAAGTCATAGCTACCTTCGCATCATCAATAGTCGCTATAGAATTATTATAATCATACTGAATTAAAATACGTCCAGTATGGAAATTAGTCTTAACAAAATGGAATTCAAAGCACCGCATATAGCGCAAATAATTGAAAGCCTTCAATACATTAGTTGATGTAGTATTATTAACGAGATTCAAACTAATAGTTTTAATATCGCTACCAGCAGTCCAACTTTGAACCTGGGATATGTATTTTCGTTCCAAAATATAGGAAAGAGACATCTCATCCATATCAGTGTAATTTTGATTAGAATTAACTGTATTATCTGGGGCTAATCCCAGCACAACGCCATTATCCACTCCTTCAGCATTACACATTCGTGCGGCAGGAATTGGAGTAAAAAGTCTCGCAATTTCAATATTAGCTGGCTTACACCACCCAAAGTAAGAAGAGACTTTATTAAATGCCCTCACAGCCCAAGTCAGCGGTGGAACAAAAGGCCCAACAACAGGGATTTTAGAAAGCGCTGTACCTCCTGCTTCGAGGACATCAGCAACACTCCCAGAAACTCGAGTAATTAAACCTTCTTTTTGTTCTTGTAGTTCATTTGATTCACCAGCTTGAGCATGAGCTCTACGCTTACTTACGACAGTATCAATAGTCATAGTAGGTCCAGGTATTAAATTATTTAAAACTGGAACCATCAACTCGGGATTCTTAAATCTGACAAAAGCATTAACTTCTAAAGTTAATGAAGATGCAGCAGATCTTAGGGGAGATACGACTATTAATGACACTGTCCAAGGAGCATCATTTGGCAATATGTAAGCCTCCAACTCACTAAAATATGGGATTGAAATTGTAGCGTTATTAACAATTGGTAAGTTAATAAGTTCATGTGGATAATATGTCCATGATGATAACTGAGAAGGAGAAGTGCCAGTAGGATGTAGAACTACGGCTAAAGCTCCAGCTATAAAAGGGGTTGGATTAATTTTAATGGTAAATTCCATTTCGGTTCTCAAACCATAGAAATTACTCATTTTCTGCCGCATAAATTCCGTATTCATAAGAACTTTAGGAAGTTCATATGAATTAAGAATATATCCAGCAGTATAACTAGAATCCCACAAAGTTCCCGAGGGATTTATAATGTGGTTGCGCTGTAATACTTCCGTCATCTCAAAAGCCTTATTGGAAAATCCAATGGCTTCAATCTGATCTCCAAGTTGCAATTCTTTCTTCTCAGCTTGTTCATCAATTAAGATTTCAATTTTTGTGGTTTCGTTAACATGACCAAAATCATTGTCAACGTCGTTATTTAAACGCTGATCGCCTGAGCGCAAACTCTTATTATTAGAGTTTGAGCCCGCAAATATTTCCTTATTAATATTTTTAAACATTTTTAAAGATTCATGGTTTATAGTTGGATTGATTAAAACGTCTCAAATCCTGACGTGTTTACGTTGACTCGTGCACTTTTCATAAAGAAGGTAGTTCACACCAATCGAAATCAAGTCATTCAATAGACCCACAAATATCAGGGATATTGACTCCCTTTCCATGGAACATCTCATATCTCTGAATTTGAAACCAACGGAATGTTTTAATTTCTAAGGAAGATAATTTCTTCCATTTTTTAGTTTCTGTAAAAACCCTTCTCACTCGCTCGAAATACTCCTCACCGTGATAGTGGGCTTCCATTAACACAGAATCACACACTGATTGACGTGAGTCAACGGTATTTCGTCCCCGACAATAAAACAATGTCGTTTCGATGGAGGTTTTATCAAGAACAGGCAATGGGATGCCATCTTCGTCAAGGTCAAATTTCCTGCGAAGGAAATCACACTCCTCCAAACTCCATTTATCTTTCCAGTCGGTGGTTTTTTGCGCATTAGTCATAACAATTCCAAACTCAGAGCAAATTGCGGCTGAAGCTTCCGGAGTATACCATTCATGTACATGCGGATGGCTTCCTTCGATGGAATCATCTCCTAGTACAACCAATTTATTGTATTTGGAATATGACCCACAGAT